AGGTGTTACAGTACCAAGTTGTAGTAGTGCTTGTAGGCTACTCAGAGTAACAGATGCACCAGTACCACCCTCCGCTGTAAGCTCCCCAAGAGAGAAAGTTGAGGAGACACCAGTAACTTCTACCCTGTTGACACTCCTGACTGTAACTTCTCCTGTGAAAGCTTCTATCTCTACCCCAGACAGTATCGTGTCAGCGTCTGCAGTAAGAGAGAGTGTCCCACTAGAAACATTCAGAAGGTTAGTTGCAAGTACAGTATTGGCTTTTGCAAAGGTTTGAACGGAGTCTACAGAAAAACTACTTGATACGCCTGTGACTTGTTTGGTAGGGCCTACAGAACCATACCGTGCAGAACCATACTGCCCAGTGTTATATATAGCATCCTCTGGGCCATATACGACAGTCATTACACAAGTCTAATAATCGCGGTATCTGCAGCGGCAGCAGGGAATTGAATGGTAAAGTCACCAGCCGTCGAGGTGACAGTGCCACCGAAGCTGAGAACTGCAATAGCTCTGTCTGACTTAGAAGAGTTGTAGATAAGAGCGCCGTTAGCAGAGATCGTAGCACTCAACCATGCAGTGTCACTGAAGTCTACAATGGCTGTGTTGGTGCTGAGAGAGATGCTTGCTCCAGACAGGGTGTTTCCGCCTGCTGTGTAGTTAGTGCCAGAAGCTTCGTCAGAGTTACCTGTCAGGGTGCTGTAGTTGGTTGTGCCAGCCCCATAGGTACCAGTCTCGGAAGCTTTAATCAGGGCAATCTTGATAACATCTGTATCAAGGTCATGGATGCCACCAAGCGCCTCGGTTTTGAATGAATTACAAACAGCAGAAGTGATGGTCATCTTTTTCCCTCGAAAGTTAAGGGTGCCCCCTAGAGGACACCCTAATGTTTAATTATGCGAGAGTGTCGCGGTCAACTTCTGCAGCGGTCTTACGTGCATCAATGTCAATCAGAACAGCCCACACGCGAACCACACCCGAGGTCGGGGCAGTCGTAGCGGTAGCAATCGTCAGGTCAATGGTGTCAGCAGTGCCAACCACGATGGGCTGGAAAGCAGCAGCATTCTGAGCATAAGCGCCAGCGGCAGCAGCGTCAAGGTCGAAACCATCAACGAAGTTGTCAGCGTCAACGCCAGTGCCGAGGTCCAGAGTGTTGTCCGAGGACTCACCACCAGCAACGGTGATAACTTCCAGACCAGCGTTCAGGATCATGCTATTGGCCGGAACCGAGATAGCTTCAATAACGTCAGCAGCAGCCAGAGCCGAGCCTTTGGCGGTAGCAGCAGCAGCGAAGTCAACCAAGACTTCTTTGAAGTAGGGCATACGCCCAGCGGTGAAGCCATCAACAGACCCGCCCGCAAGAGTGGTAACAGTAGCCATTTAAGTGTCCTTTCCTATGGCGGTTAAGGGTACCCCACAGAGGGATACCCTAGGGTCTATATTAGGCGAGGTTGTACTTCGCAGTGGTGATAGCTTCCGGGCGCAGAATCTTACGACCGTACAGGTGCATACCACGCACGATGTCAGCGAACGAGTCCGGGTCACGGTAGGTCTCGGTCTTGTTGATCTGCTCAGCGGTAGCCACAGCCGAGTCATGACCAGCAACGATCACACCGTAGTTCGAGTTCTGGTTGGCAACACCCGTGGTCGAGGAACCCGTACCGACTTGCGGCAGGTTGTTCGACACGTAGACGCGGAAGCCGTTCCAGTTGGTCAGAACCAGACCGTTACGCAGAGCACCCGAATCGCCCTGATCTGCATTCAGGAAGCGCGAGTCTTCGTCCATCAGGACTTCCATCATCACGGGGTCAATTACCAACCAACGGCCAGACTTGTCCACGTTCTGCTGGTCGAGCAGACGGCCCATGCGGTTAATCAGCATGACGGGCGAGACGTATGTGGTCGGGAGAGCAGTAGCACCCGGAAGACGAGCAGCAACCGGAATCGAGTGGTCGCCAGCCGAAGCCGTAGTGATGTTGCCGAAGGAACCCTTCTTGAGCTTCATCGAAGTCAGCAGTTCGTCCGAGCCAGCCGTGGTGATAGCTTTGGTGCCATTCACAACGTCATTCACTGCACCAGCATTAGCATGGAGAGCGGTCTGCTTGTAGCCCGACAGGTAGCCCAGAACTTCTTGGTCATGCTGGTCAGCCAAGCGGTAAGCCGCACGGTTGGTAGCAAGGTCCATGAAGTTGACGTGCGAGTGAGCTTCTTCGATGTCATCAACTTTGAAGGCGAAGTAGTTGGCCTTGTCGATAACCAGCGAGAAGTCTTCGTCGTCGAGGTCTTGAGCTTGAATCTGGGTGCCACGAGCGTAGGCCGAGACCGAGATTTCCGGTTCTTTGATGATACGGACGGTATCACCCTGAGCCGAGATTTCACCAAAGTAATCCGAGTTAGTGATGTCACCAACCACAGTTGCTTTACGGAGAGCGAGTTGAACTTTCTTCGAGTAGATGACCGAAGAAAAATTTCCATTAGGAAGCGAGCCGTAGCCCGGAGCAGTTTGAAAAGCCATGAGAAAATCCTCCTATGATATTTGGCTTTGATTAGAAGCAAAACATGTCTATAAGAGGCTGACGGGTTTCTAGGGTGCATCGTCTATGAACTATAAGGATCAGTTATGGTTCAAGGAATATGGGCCTGTACTTAGTCAGGTAAGTCTTACTTGATGGTTAAGCTTTAAGGGAAAACAAATAGCCATGGGTGTCACTGAGAGGCCACAGCTATTTGAGGTAGTTATATGAAGAAGTCCTTACTTGTCAAGAACTATCTTGCACCGCCAGAGAGATCGTACACAAAATTACCCTTGCGGATAGCTTCCATGATCTTGTTCTCGTTCTTGGCGTATTCATCCATGTTCATCTTAGCAACACGGGATTCGTAAATCTTCTCACCGTCCTTATCAAAGTCTACATTGGCTTTGGTCTTGGTCGGAACGAGAGAGGCAGCTTCTTTGTTCTTTGCCTTGAGGGCCGAGGGGGTCAAACCCTTATCGACTTTGTACAGGTCAATAACACGGATTACTGCACGAGCATCTTCTTCGTTCTCATAGAGAGCATCTTGAACCCACTTAGGTTGTTCTTCTGCCCAATTGTGGAACTCGTCAGACTTACGGAGAGCATCAAAGTCAGGGTGAGACACCCGGATAGCATCAAGGGCCTTACTCCGCACAGCCTCAACAGACATCTTCTCGTACTCATCAAACTTGTTTTTGTACTGAGAGAGCTTTTCTTCTGCTTTCTTAGTTGCAATCGTCTCAACAATAGATGCAACATCGGGGTACTTACTTGCCCATGCTGCAATGTCTTCATCAGACTTAGGAGGCAAAATACGTGCACTGGGTGTCACAGAGTTCTTCAACTCCTCGAACTTTGCTTCCCACTCTTTTTCTTTTTCAGAAAGGTGTCTACGCAGATCACCATAGCGTTTCTTAAAAGACTTCTCTTCCGGGTCGTTAGGTTCAGGCTCAACCTCTTGGGTCTTGACCTCTACGTCTTCCGTAGGCTCTTCTTCTGGGGCCTTTGTTCTATTGATAAGCTCTTCAAGTTCTTTTTCTTCATTCTCAATACGCTTACGATTACGGCTGCTGAATGAGGAATCAACGTAGACTTTAGTTACAGACATTCTTTATCCTTTATGTTGGGGCCAGCCTTGGCTGGGTAGCCTTATTGTTTGTATAGCACAGTCTTGGTTAAGAGGCAAGACCTTTTTTGTTACGGACAGTCTTTTGGGGCTTGCTAATCAAACCACCCTCTGCCCTTCTAGTAATATCACCTTGTGCTCTTGATACAGCCTCTTTGTCAGCTTTTTCTTTAGCTGTCTGAGCAGCGGCCTTATCTGCGAGTGCTTTGTCTGCAGCACGATTACCTTGGATACCTTTCCCAACTTCGAGAGCTTTATCCACAGCGGCTTGGCCTGCAGCACGATCTTTGACAGCCTTATTCAAGCCCGGATCAACCTGACCTGCACCGTAACCTACGCTGACATTTTTGTTGTCACCCTGTGTTGCAGTGGTACCAGAAGGCTTATCTGCCAGACCTGTA